TGGCAGGATTTCAAGAAGTGCTACTGCCTCATCATTCACTGTCAAAACTGTATCCTTAATTTTAATTTGTGGTTTCTGCTCAAAATTGAGCTTATCTGTAATATCAATAATCTTTGCCATAATTAAAACTTCCTTTCTTAGCCTGCTGGTGTTACTGTTGGCTTGCCTCTTGACATAAGGTCAAATTCGAGTGTGCCTACTGCTGTGCTATCGCCTGCTCCAAGAGCGGTAACATTGATAACGACATCAAGCTTAACAACTGTGCCGTCAGGGAAAGTCCATTTAAGCACAGCATTACAATCTGTACCATTAAGAAAAGCCTTGCCTGCAACAAAATCATTGCCTGTGTCGCCAATATTACGCTTGCCTGATACTGAAATTGTTATAGATTTAGCTGTTTTAAGTCTGTTTGTCCAACCTCCAGCTTCGTATGGTTTCCATTCTTCTACACCATCATCAAACGATACTGAAAAGGTTTCCATATCAGCTATTGTATTTGTGGATTCTTCGCTTGCACCAATCGCAAACTGATTTTCATAACAAGGAAAAACACCTGATGTTACATTTGCCATAAATAATTACTTCCTTTCATAATAAATATCAAATTCAATTACATATTCGTAAATGCCGTTATCATCTGTTCCTACGCTTACAGGTTCAGACTGCAACAGCTTTATAAAATATACTTTCGTGTCATTAAGCAGAAATGAAGAAACCGCCTCAAGCTGTTCGTATAACTTGTAAGCGGTTTTCTCTGTTTCTGTCGAATTTTTATTCCAGTGTATAAGCACCGAAATAGGTTTAATATTATAACTTGATTTACCACCGATAGCTCTTACAGCCTCGATTGTTGATTTACGCTGATAAACGCAAATTGCTTTTTCTTTGTTTGCGTCAAGCTTACCTGAGTAGTAATAGTCGGCAATATTAAACTGTTTGAGCCAATTTCGTATATCAGCTAAATAAATCATCTCATCAACCTTCTCATATTTTTTGCAAAGGATTTATTGCAGAAATCCTCGTGCTTTCCGCCCTTCTGCCAATCCTCGAACCAATGAGCCTTTGCGTTTGGATTCTCATCTTTTTTGAAATTGTATTCAGGGTGATAGTAAAGGCGGCGAGCATAAGGTGTTGAAGACACAATAGAAACTTTGCCTTGATTACTTTTTGATGTATCAACAAAAGTGCTTTCGTTCTGCAGTGCTCCTGTGTCTCTTGGAATAACCTGTGCTTGAACTACCTCCGTATGGAGTGCTTCTGCCGTCTGCTCAAGAGCTGCCTGTGCTTTTGCTGTAATAGCTATTATTGCTGTTTGATTTATCTTAATTTTTGATGTGACTTTCACTATATCAAGTCCAATCTCGTATAATTGATTGTGCCGTCAGGATTTCGAGCTTTTTCACCCTGATAGATTTTCCGCTTAACTCCATTCACAATAACCTCGCCGTTTGAAAGCGTCGATAATTCAGGAGCAATATCACCGATAAAATAAGCTTGTGCAGTTATCTGCACAAGCTGTTTATCGGCTGTAAGAACGGTTTTAGCCTGTCTTGATAATTGCATAAGGCATTGATTTCAAGAGCCTTTAGCGGTTCTCCGTCCTCACTTAAACCCTCTTGATATACTGTAATCGTAATCGGTGTAGTACATACAGATTTAAGCACCAAGCAAGGATATTTCATCTCAGCACCTCACAGCACAAGCCTGTTGACATCAGCCTGCTATAAGTAATCTGACGAACTATACAGCCATTCTTAACGCAAACACCTGTATTATAATCAAACTGCATTGATACGCCGTTTATGCCGTAAGATTTAAGCACTGTATCGAGCATATCTGCATATTCATCATAGAACTGCACAATCTCGCAACAGCACTCTGTTATGGTTTCCTGTTGATAATCCGTTAAATTATCAAAACCCTTTCCTATGATTCTGTTATAGGTCAAAGTGTCAATTATTCTGCTTGCTTTACGGACAAGATTATCAAAGCTTTCAGGCACTACCGTATAATACTTTAGATAATCTGCTTCCGTTGCATAATTCTGCATAAATCATCACTCCACATAAGAACAGTAGATACCTGCAAGCTTGTTTTCATAGCAATATGCATAAAGGTTATTGTTGCGGTACTTAAATACATGGCTGTCGCCCTGCTGGTCCTGGTCTGGGGAGAAATACTTGATGTACTGGTCGATAGCACAAACCGCTGCAGACTTTTCAACGCAGAGGAAGTTTACATTCTTGCCAACGCCAACAAGCTCATAATAGGTATTCAAAGCAGATTTTGTAGGAGAAGAAACCTCTGAATAAATGCCACCACTTTCAGTGTAATACTTCTTGTCCTTTACAATGTCTGTGTCTTTAGTTTTTACATACTGACCCTCGGCTTTCTTGTAACCGTAATTTGTAGTACCGTCATTAAGAGTTATTGCAGTATACATTCTTGTCTGTGGCACTTCAATTATGCTCGAAAACTTAGAAAGAACTGCCCTTGACTGTGTTGTATCAAGGTCATCAATGCTTGCTCTAAGTGTCGGTGTGATGAAGAGTATACGGCTTTCTGTTGGTACTTCTAATTCGTCCATTGTGTTTGAGCAAGCGCGCAAAGCACTGACAACTTCCGAACCATTGGAGAGCTTTTCAGCCTTTGTTGTAATACCCTCTGTGCTGCAAATCTTTGCAATTCGTGCGGCATCTGTTTCAGGTACAACCTTAGTACGGATAAATTCGCCTGAAAGCTTTGCAAATGGAGTTTCGAGAGCCTCGTCATTATCAAGTCTATCAATTCTTAAATCCTGAGAACGCTCCTTATCATACTTGACTGTCTCCCACACAAAAGATGTAGAACCCTTTGTATAACCGTCGTTACGGCTAAAATCACCAAGCCCGTCCATATCAAGCTTAGCAATTTTAATTTCTCCGTTGCTGCCTTTTTTTACTGTTACCTCGTCACCCTCAAGGATTGAAGTTTTACTTGCTTCCTTATAAACCTCGTCAAGTAGTGGGAGATATTTTGTTGCTAATTCAATATTATTCATAAAATTTCCTGCCTTTCTTAATTTTTAAGTCCGAATGCTTTTCTAAGCATAGCGTTCTGTTTTTCTTTGTCTTCGCTGTTATCGCCGTCAGCACCGATTTTTTGAAAACCGCCCTTTGATGTTTCGCCTTTAAGCTGAGGAACATCTTCAAGGACCTTGCTTACAGCTGATTTCAGCTTTTCGTCATCAATTTTACCGCTTTCATCAGTAACGCCCGAAAAATCAGCCAATTTTAAAATATACGGTACCGTATCGGCTGAAATACCAAGCTTGAAAGCAGTAAGCGTTGCTTGCTGATTAAGTCTTGCGGTCAGCTCTGACTGCTTGTACTGCTCGATTTGAGCCTGCATAGCACTAACATCAGGCTTATTCTTTTCCCTATTTGTTTTATAGGTATTTATCGCCTGTGTAATTTCCTCCTCGGTCATTCCCTGCTGTGCAAAGTATGACTTCAAGGCGGCATTGCTTGCTCTCTGTTCTCTCGCCTGTACCATACTATCAAGCTGTTCCTGTGTATAAGTTGCCTGTGTTCCGCCTTTGGCAGCGTTGTCCTCTCCGCCCGTATTATTCTGCTGAGCGTTAGCAGTCTGTTGTGTTTGCTGTTCTGACATAATATTTTCCTCCGTTTTATGCCCGTCGGCTTATTCCTCAGCTTTTAATGCCGTCAGAGTTTTGGGCATTAAAAAAGCACCTTGATTTCTCAAAGTGCTTAGTTTCTTTTTATGAATCGTTCTTCGATAAACCTGCGTACTTTCTCTTGCTTATCCTCAGACAGTTCCTCGAATGACTTGTCCAAATTCGCAGTCGCCGTGTATTCTTCTTCAAGCTCATCAAGCTTATTTGCAAGTCTTAAAATCTCTCCGCTAAGTTGTATGGTTTCGGAAACATCATATATTCCAATTTTTTCTTGCAGATTTTCAAGAATTTTAATTTGAGATAGCAATTTTTCTTTATACATATTATCACCACCTTTCAGCCATAGAAAAACCGCCCTCAAAGAGCGGTTTATTCATAGAACTATGCTGTTATATTCTTCGATTTCATCATTTATGCGTTTAATTGCGTATGCTTTTTCTTCTTCATTAAATTCAGGCAAAAAAGATTTTATTCTTTCAATCTCACACAATTTTAAGAGTTTTTTTATTCGCTTTTTGTCTATACCTTTGCGTGCCAAATCAAAACTATTTAAGCCGTCTAAAGATTCTTGATATTCAATAATTCCATTCTGATAGTTTTGAGGAAGTTCTATGTTTAATAATTTTTGCAGCATATTATTTTAACCTCCTAAAATCCAAATTAAAAAACTTGCATATCTGTTTTGCACATTCTGTGACAAAAGATAATGAAATTTTCTCCCATTTCTTTTCATCATATGCTTCTGGAAATTTAGTATCTGCAACCTCATGATAAATTTCATCAATTTTACTACGCTTATCATAAAGCAAAAATTTCAAGCTAAATTTATTATCTCTTCGAGTGATAATGTATTGGCTTCCGTCAAAGCATTCAAGGGTTAGTGCTTTAATGGATTTGTAATCAAGAATTTTTAAAATATCCTCACCAGAAAAAGGCGTATTATCAGGATGTACATGCGTAAGTATTAAAGAATCTTTCGGGCTGTGCTTTAACAAGTCCATAAGCTCATTATTAAGCTCTACTTTTGAATGTTCACCTATCTGGGAAAATTGCTTGCTATCTGTTAATCTAAGAACAGTTGCTTTTTCTTTTTTATTTTTTCTTACGAAGTCATTTAACGAAGAGTGAATATCATCTAATACTTTTTCATTCTTTGCTGATATTTCAATTATATCGCTAAACTTCTTACCAAGATTAGGATTTTGAATATCTTCATTTTTTATTATACCACTTTCGCTTGAATTTTCAACAGTTTTTTCAAGTTCTTCCGCCTTTTCTCTCCACTGTTCAGCCCTTGCACCATAGGCTCTTTTGTTGTCTTTATCGAGCGAGAATTTAGACATACGCTCCATTCGCTCAGCTTCGTTCTGAGCGTAGTTTTGCTTTTGGGTGGTATTATATTTCTCCGCAAGTTCGTCAAGCTCATCGGCGGTGTATTGGCTATTTTCTGGCGGTGTGCTTATGCCCTCAAAATATGTAGTGTGTGCGTCCCTGCAATTCGGGTGATACAAGCC